CGACTCCAGCATCTGGCTCAGTGGAACTTGAAACCAGCCCCAATGGTGGCACATCGCTTCGTTCTTATATTTCGGGTCGCCGTACAGCGCATTCAGGGTCATAAATGGCTGCAAAGGCTCTTTGTTAACCACACAGTTGTGAACATAGGCAAACACCTTGTCCATGCAGGGCAGCTCTAGGATCATCTTGCCGCCAGGCTTTAGCACCCGTTTCCACTCAGTCAGCAGATCAGCGACTTCCCACTCGTAAAAATGCTCTAGAACATGAATCGCAGCCACGGCATCAGCCGAATCAGACGCAATTTCCAGCTTTCGCAGATCGCATTTAATGTCTGAGACATCCGAATAGAGATCGACATTTATCCATCCGTCCCATTTCTTTGTTCCGCATCCAAGGTTGTAGGCCGTCTCGTAGCTATCTTCCACTTGGCGCTTAGTGTTTGCGGCGAGAATTTTTCCGTCACGAAAGACTGCGCCTTCGATATGAGCCGGTTTGCTTTGTTCTTCAAAGTCCATTCAATGCCGTCCTTGATGTTGCCAATGTAGATCGGAAAACCCTCTAGCGCAGGGTGAGGCTCTGCCACCACAAAGCAACCCTGTCGGATCGCCTCAATTGCTCTGTTGGCGCTCTTGTAAGTCTCTGTAGCGGGTAGCACCACAATGTCAGCTTGTGCAAACTCTTTGAGCATGGTCTTCTTTGACCACGGAATTGACCCTGCAAAGTTGGAAACCACCCGTAGGTGATAACCCGCTATCTCAGGCAAAATGCGCTCTAGGCTTGCTCTGTTAACTTGGTGACCATACCACAACAGGTTAACACCCTTGCAATGAGGCTTCTTCAGCGGGTATTCAAACGGGTCAGGAATGACCACGGCATCACGCCCTAGCACCTTGATGCGCCTTGCCATCTCATCAGTGGGGCAAGTAACCACATCGGCCAGGCGCAGCGCCTCTTGGTAGTGCATCCAATCAAAGTGGTCATCGCAAAAGTCCACCACAATCCATGCGCCCCGCGCCTTGGCCCGTGCCATGTCCATCAGCTCTTGCGCTTGGGGCTTGGCAAACACCAGCGTGTCAGCCGTCAGGTCGTTCAGGCTTGCCCAATCCCCTGCCGGTATCTTGGCACGATAGCGCCAGCTTGCCGATTTGTTGTCGCCCCAATGAATGAACGATGTGCGTGTGTTTAGCTCTTTGCGTTTGTCGATCAGCCCCGCCAGCTCAAAGACATTCTGGCTGCGTTTCTTGATGATGGCCTGAATCAGCCCATGCCCATGCCCTGTAAAGGTGGCATCTGGCAGATAGTCGTAGTAGGTTTGGAAGTGTTCAGCTTGCAGCGCCATCGCCGCATTGCAGTAAAACGGCTCACCCTGTGGCTCAATTCTGACTTCGATCAGCTTGTCGCCGTCTTTAAGGCCATCGCCGTTGACCCGTAGTTCAGCGCCGTCATTGCACGAATCAAAGCCAAACAACTCAAAGTTGCGCCAGCCAAGCACATAAAACAAAGAAATTGCCCTCAGACCGGATGTTGTGCCGCCGCCAATGAGCATGCAGTTTTTTGGCCGGTCTTGGCCTTTTTTGATGTACGGATGCCAAAGCGTGACATTGTGGCCGTCTAAATTGTCAAACAGCGCTTGGTGGCACTGGCTGGCAATCATGTAGTTAACAGCCTTGTTTGGCTTGTAAAACGCGATCCGGTGTTCTTGCGGGTCAATGGCTAAAGCGTAATCAGGAATCACGCCGTTATTGATTAGCCAATCGTGCGCCCCTTTGATTGCCACAATGGGCAACCCGTCTGCCTTCATCTTTTTAATAAGCTCTAACTGCCCCCTGACACTTGGCGCACTTGCCACTAAAACGATCTTGCCCTCTTTAGGGTCTAGCGCTTGTGTGACTTGTGGATAGCCCCGTGCAATCGCGGCATCCATGTGTCCAAAAAGTGTATCGTCATCTGAGACACACTGACCAGTGATTTTTAGGGGTAAAAAACTCATTAAAAAGACCCCTCCTTTTTTAAGGGAGAGGCCAATTTTTTACACAGGGTTAGACGGCATCAGGCCAGCGTTGTTCACCATGCAGAATGGTGAGCTAGCGCTGGTGGCCGATGTGTTAGCCACAATGCCCTGGATAAAGCCAGCCGACACTGTAGCATCGTCCAACGATCCAGCTGTTGCAGTTGTATACAACGGCACTTTAGGATTGCAACCAACCAACAAATTAACTTGCAGCAAACCATTCAGACCGACCCAGCCGTAGTAGCTAGATGCGATTGCGGTTTGTGCAAAGCCAACCATGTTGTAACCCAGCGCAGCAGCGTTGGCGGTCGTTACAGGAACAGCGCGCATAACTGGTGTTAGGCTTGCTGAGTCTGCATACGTTGACATGATGACCGCATCGTAAGCAGCAATTGTGCTTTCTGCGCGGACAAAAATGTAAACGCCATTGTTGCTCGTATTAACCCGAGTGCCTGGTGTGACAGGAAAAAGGGTTGTAGAGCCTGCACTGGTTGACGCATAAGTAGCCGTCAAATCAATGCCGATTTTGCCGTCTGTGACGTAATCTGATGACATGATGTGTACTCCTTATTCAGTCATAATGCCTTGGAACTGAAGTCCCGAGGCAGTCATATTGCCAGCCCAACCGATCAAGCGCACGATTGCGTCCTGATTGGTAGACATACGCTCATCACCGATTGGAACAAAGTTCCGATTAGCGTGAGGCCGGAAGAAAATGTACTTTGTGTTTAGGAAGTAGCCTGTGCCGGTAGGAATATTTCCGCCGATACCGCCGTCCAACACGACATCTGCATTCATGTACTTGGATGCAACAAAGCCGAGTTCGGCCATCTTGCTAGAGCCAGGAAAACGCTGAATGTTTTGCAGTGAGGACATAAAGAAGCCCCACAGATTGTTATCCAACAGGATCAAGTCAACCACATCAGAGCCGCGACTTGTCTTTGCATACAGGCGGTTGAAACCCGACTGAATGTTAGAGCTAGATGCGGAAGCACCCAGATCAGAAGTAAAGTCGAAAGTCTGGTTGCGCCAGAATGACCATGTGGAACGATCAATACCGCCAACCACGCCAGTACCAGGAGATGCAACCACCATAGCTTGCAGACCAGTGATCTGCTTGCCGTTGTTGGCCGTACCATCCGAATAAATACCAGTGGAGATCAAGTTCTCGATTGATGCTTCAGCAACGTCCAAACGGGCATCAAATAGATCAATGATCTGTTCTTCGCCGCTGTTCTGGAGCATTTCCAAACCATTGATCGTGACTGCCACTGCCGCCTGTTTAATCGGAAACTGAGCCGCACTAATCACATCCGCTGGGGAGATGTTCAGTGTTTCAGCGCCCGAGTAATACATGGCTGTGCTGTTGGCTTGGAATGACAACTCTTGCAAGATTGTCGAACCACCAGAAAAGGGCTTCATTTTGCCCTTTTCGCGCAGACGGGTCAGCAAGGCATTATTTTTTGTTACGTTATCCGCAACAATGCCGGAACGACTTTCAATAGTCGTTGCCAAAACGTCTGAGTAATTACTATTGGCGTATGCCATAATTTACCCCTTTTTATCCGACTTGCCGCAGCGCATTGGCTATAACGGCTCGCCGATCTGACTGATTAATAGCGCCGCCGATACTGGAGCTTGGCGCTCCGCGTACTTGCACCGCCGCTGTTTTTGCTCTTTGCACTTGGTTAGCTGCCTGCGTGTTTTGCTGCTGTTGAGCATAAAACTGCTGCGCGATAGCCGGATCAAGCCGCACTGCCGTGTCGTAAGCCAGTTGCAATTTCTCGCGTTCTGACATCTGACTTGTGTCACCTAACACCTGTGGAGCTTGGAGAAGCTGCAACATTCGGTCGGAGACTGCCTCAAAATGCATGTTTGCGGGGTCGCCTGCAAACTGCTGGATAACCGAGAGTGCTCGATTTTCATTCTGTTTCTGCGCTTCGTATTGACTTTGCGTGATGTGCTGGGTCAATTGCTGTACTTGCTGCGCTAATTGATTGTAATGATTATTTTCTGGCTGGCGCGTCTCGCCATTAAAATATGATGCCACCTGTTCTAGCGGAATCTGGAACTGCTGGATCATCTGGGCGACAGCTTGAGACTTTTGCTGTGGCGTTCCCGTCCTTAACAGTGCTGCCGTCTGCAACAATGGGCCAATGGCCGCTGCTGGCGTAGTGTTCTCATTACGCAAAATCCACTCGTAAGGCGCAAATTGCTCTGTGATCTGCCTAGCCTCTACATCGCGGGTTTTGTAGCTAGCAATGCCCTTTTCGTAGTCAGCATCACGCTGGGCAATGGCTTGCTGTAGCTCGCTTGGCGCTCTTTCCCAATGCTCTTTTAGCTCGCGCTTCAACGATTTAGGCATTTCTGCCATTTTTGGAGCTTCGGTTTTTTCAGTGGGGAATTTTGGCTCTTTGGCCTCTTTTGGGGCACGGGCAAGACGGGGCGGTTTATCGTCCGACTGCTTCATTGCCTCGCGGATTGTGTCTGCACGGCTAGGCTCTGCTTTAACCTCTACCGCTGGCGCTTCTGGTGCTGGTGTATCTACAGTGTCGGGTGCGACAACTTCATTTTCCATCACTTCATCCTTTTCATTTGTTCCAATGTCATCTTAATCATCTCTTTGCGCTCCGGCATGGGTCTGTTGTGCAGCCGGTTTGCCATTTCTACGTTCAATCCACTCATCCGCATAGGCGCAATTGGTGAGCCAGGCCGGTCAAACTCTTGCACTGTAGCCACTTGGCCCTTGAGCCTCTCTCGCTGGATTTCCTTTTTCTTGTTCCACTCTTGTTGAGCATACTTTACATCAGAATGGCCCATTTCGATGCTGTCGGTAGCTTTTAAATGCTCGCGCCACTGCTTACGCCCTGAAATCATTACGCCATCTGGTGATCTAAAAGGCTCTATATCGCCCATTACAGTGGTGATTGTCTGGCCTCTATTTGCGCCTGGCGTTATTTCGTAAGACTCGCTGCCGTCAGCAGGGAAAACCCAAGTACGCTTCATAACATCTCCAAAATCATTGCAACATCCTCATCGTCTTGCTTAAGCCTGACTTTTGCCTGCAAGTCTTTGACCCGCAGCATCAGCGCATCATAGTTAACTTGTTTAGTTATTGCAACATTTATCGTCTGTTCGGGTGATGATGTGATTTCTTCCCGCACCTCTGGCGGCAGGCCAAACAGCGCTTCCCTAAGTTTTAGCTTACGCTGCGCTTCTACCTTTTGGTCTTTGGCCCACTGTGCATCACGCTTTTTCTCGTCAAAGCCAAAGTGACCGCCTATTGGGGCTTCTGGTGGTGGTGGCGCTGCGCCTGCGCCTACTGTGGCAAATGGCAATTCCGCAAATGCAGCATAGCCAAACATTTAAGTTCCCCAATTAGCCGACAATCCATCTGCATAGAATTTGTTAACTATGTCTGTTGCAGCGCTAGGTGCTGTGGAAATCGTGCCGGTGGTGATTGTCAATGACGTTGCAGTCACGGCTTTTGGCGTAACGCCGCCAATAACCAGATTGTCTAAAGTCCCCGCACTTATCGGCGCTATCTCAACCGATCCAGTGCCGCTTGGCTTCATGTGGACATGGCCCGTACCTGTTGGGCTTATGTCTATCTGAGCATTTGCGCCGTTAAGATTAGTTGATACGCTAAGGGAAATATTGTCCCCGCCGCCTGCGCCCATGCTCAATTGGGTTGTGCCTGCGGAATTTTTTAAGGCCAAACCGCCCGAATTGGTAGCTTGTACCGCTGGCGTTGTGACTTTGGTAAACGTAACATCAGTGCCGCTGGTGACTGCCACACTTGAAGGTAAGGTGACAAACACATCCTTTGTGCCAGCCGCCAAGTCAAGTTTTACGCCCGTGGAGGAGGAAATAATAGTCGTTCTAGCCAGCGTCCCGCCGTAGTACGTCCCAATACCGACTTCCCATTGCGTACCGCCAGCAATCGTGTAATAGGTCGTGTTGTTGTTACCAATGACCGCAAACGACTGAAACCCATCAACCGAGCCATCAAGGGTGATTGTCCCTGTGCCCGTTGACGTTGTGGTCTGTCTTACCCTGTCAGCAAGGGCTAGGCTCATGCTGTCTCCACACCAATCACTAGGCCATCAGCACCCCTAACCACTTTTTTGGGCGCATTCAGCTTCTGCATAGCCATGCCAATGTTTTGCATAGACTCGCCGTGCAAGTTAGCCATTTGGTCGTGCATCATGGCAATTTTGTCCATTGCCGTCAGAATTGTGCCGCCTAGCTCATTGGTTATTTGAGCAGCCGCTGCTTCAACCACAGGTAAATCGACTCCAGGGTTGCTACCAATCCGCGCCACCATGATTTTAGTCGCTGCGTCAAGCTCTGCTTTCCATCGCTCATATTCTTCCCTTCCGGCCATTTCTCTGGCCTTGATCTGCATTTCGTTGTTTTGCTTGGCAGTCTCGAACTCAGCCTTCATTTGCGCCAATTGCATTTCTGCCTGCACTTGCATTTGTTGCATTTGCATATCAAGCTGGGCTTTGCCCTGCGCCATTTGTGCCTCTGCCTGCATCTTCATCTGATCTGCTTGGGCTTGTGCCTGTAACTTCATTTGCTCAGACTGACCCAGAGCTTGCATTTTCATTTGCTCAGGATCAGGCGCTGGTGGCATTTGCTTGGCTTGGTCTGCCTTGTCTTGCAGTGCCTTCATAGCGCGTTCTACAGCCGACTCTAAGCCCCTGCCAGCCCTAAACCGGCGCACTAAGAAAAGCAGCATTTCGCTAGCCATTGGCAAAGTTTCAGGTGCGCCGCCAATCATGGGGATAGCCTCACGCAAGAACAGCCCAATAGCCTGAACAGCCTCTTGTGCGCCTTGTTTCTCTGCTTGTTCGTCAATTTGAGCCAAGCTGTCAGCCTCGACTGCAATGTGGAAGTCGCGGATCGTGCTGTTTGACAGCATCTGAATCGCAGCTTGCAGCATTTGCGGGTCTTGACCATCCGGCGTGTTCATCACACCCGACATCTCGACAATTAGCTCAGGCGGGTAAAACTTACAGATAACTTGCGCTTTGAGCTTAAAGATTTCCGTAGCAAACCTAGCCACATCGCCCTGGCTGCTTCTAAGTCGCAAGCTGCCAAAGTTAGCTTTAAGCTGCTGTGCGCCCAGCGTTTCGGTAGCCTTGGAAGCGCCACGCAGAATGTCCGAAATGCCCATAATTTCGTAGATAGACTGCTTGACTTGCTCCCGTGATGTGTACAACTCGCGCAGCGTAATGATGATCTGCGAGGTGTCCATCATGTCGATAGCACCCTTTAGCCCACCCTTTTCGCTCATTGCCGCCCATGCAGTCACAGGGAATAGCTTGTTGTCTACGCCCTCGCTAAACATCCGCGCCAACTCTTTAAACTCAGCGTTAAACACACCAACAGCCTTGCAAGCCTTGGTCAGCAAGTAAATGCGCTGCGTCAGATTGTCTAGCTCTTGAGCCTGATCCTCATATTCACAGTAGTCTGGAATTGGGATCAGTGAGCCGGTGGTCGTAGTCGCCATCAGCGGTTTAGGGCATGGGAAGAAGCCTTCTAGCTCTAGCGGATCATCTACTTCGTCCAGTGACAGCGGGTAATTCTTGGCAACCCAACACACCTTAAACGTGCGCTTGTTCCAGATTTCAAAGACCTTTGCCTTTTTTTCATAGGTGGTCTTTGCCGTCATTGGGTTTTTGCTGTCTTCATCGGTGTTTTGTGAAGACAGGCCAACATTCTTGAACACATCGCCAAAGCGCTCGATGCCTTCTTCTTTGGTCATGTAGACGGCACGGGCCACCCACCAGACTTCATCCCATGTCCGCGCTGGGCTGTGAATAAAGTCGCTCCAATAGACGTAATCCACAGGGCTGTGGGCAGAATCAATCGACTCGCCCGACTCTTGCACGTTGGACAGAGAAGTCTCTGCGGATTCTTCCAGCGCCTCATCCATCTCAGACTGACCGACAATGGTAGGCTCGTAACGAATCCATGCCGTGCCTCGACCTGGCAACAGCCGGTCTTGCACAGCGTTGGTCATTGCGCTATCAAAGTCGTTGAATTGGGTTGTTTCGTACTCGATCACTCGCTCAAGCATCGTGGAGGCCAAACGCCCTACAGGGTCTTGATCCATGTATCGGCGTGAGACTTCAGGCTTTGCTTGCCGCCCGTACAGGCTGGGCATCAGCACCTGAATGTTTGACCACAGGATGTTG